GCCTAAAATAGCCACTGCACTATATCCTAACTGATTTAACCACATTGCGTCAAGTGGCCCTTCAACAATACATAGTAATTTTGAAGGCTTTATTAGATTGCCGCCGAATAAAACTCTAGATTTCTTGAAGTTTTGTGGGTACAGGTATTTTGGAAACCCACTCTCACGACGTATTACCCAACCTACATCAACGTTATCTAAATCCTTAATGGGTATCGCTAACCCATTCTCCGCCGTTATTCCCGCACCCCATTTCTTCAACGTTTGTTTATCGAAACCCCTACTGAAAACCCAGTTAGGTACAAACTTTTGGTTGAACGGGAAGTCCACTTCCGGTAGGTGGGTGGGTTCTACCTCAAATTCATCGAAGAAATCTGTACCAACTGATACACTATGATCTCCCAAGAACTGAGATAGCTGCCCCGAAGAAAGATTCAAGTACTCTTGAACGAAACCTCTTAGGCTACCCTGTCCACACCCCCGAAAGCAAATCCATACACCTTTACTAGTGTTTATGGAGCATGAAGTATGCTGGTCATAGTGAAATGGGCAAAGAATATTGAACTGTTCTTCACCCGCAGGTACCGAAATACCTGCTTCTAATAGCACTGATGCCCAATCAAACATTACGCCTTCGCTTTACGGTCTGCTTTGTTCGCTCTAACGAATAGAACAACTTCATTTTTGTACCCGCTGGAGTCAGAGACAGACCCGTTACGGATATCTCCGACTGTAATAGAGACCGAAGGTTTCCCCGGCCCCTTACTACGCCCAGTTTTTACAACTATGCTGTCCTCATCATCTTTAAACCAACCAAGTAATCCCATTATAGACCTCCTATAGTCCTATATCGAACTCTTCGACTTGTCCACTATCCACATTCCAAGTAAAGGTGCAGTTATCAACCGGCAAATCCCCATCCCTATACTTCTGAAATTGTATTTCCCTTTGATCGTCAACGTCTTCTACCATGCACATTGACAGGGCAACGTCAGAAGCTCGGATAAGGGCATCGCCAAATGCAACCTGATCTGCTCTGGGGGGCACAAACATGTTTGACGCATCCCTTGTAGCCTGTGTTGAAACCATTATAGCATTATTCTGCGATAACGCAAAATTCTTTAGCCCGTAGAATAAGCTATGGCTTTGTTCCCATGCCGCCTTTCGTGAATCTGATGTGGATACTAAGTATACCCCATCTATAACGGTAAGGTCAGGTGAGTATTTACGTATCAGTCCTGCGATACTGGGCAAAGATATGCTATCTTCACCATTAATATGATCACATACTAGCAGTTTATTGGCGTTTGTTTCCGAAAGAAACTTCTTATACACAGTTTCATCTATAGGTTGACCAGATCGTATAGCTCTATGGGATAACTTATACCCCATCATATTAGCAAGTATGACATCCATACGCATCTCTATAGAACGTTTTGTCATTTCAGTGGATACCAACAGTACTCTACGGTTATCCAGTATAGCTTCCGCTGCAACCTTTACACATAACCAAGTCTTACCGACGGTAGGGCGGGCAAAAGCAGATATCAAATCCCCTTCCTGCCAACCCATTCCCGTGCTGTTGATAGTTCTAAAGGGGGTACGTATCCCAATCATACCCTCTCCCATCTCTCGTTTCTTATTACGGGCTTGCCACTCCGTGAATCTATCTGAATCACCGGTATCGTAATACGATACATCCTCATCATAGGTAACCTCAACATCTGCTAGAGACTGAGTAATTGCACTCAAAGCAGCTTTAGGGTTATCTTGCAACACAGTCTTATTTGAACTGAATGAATTTACGATTTCTCTAAACAAAACCTGCTTCTTAAACTCATCTTGAGCATAATCGAAGTTAGTGGTAACTGCTTCAATCCGCAACTTAGGGAAGTTCTCTGTCAGAACACTGGGTTCTGGAAACTCTTTATATTCATCTATATGAGAGTTAATGAATCTAACTGCCTCCCCATGAATAACAAAGTTCTTTATAGGGAATTTAAACTTACGGTAGTTATTTTCGTTACAAAGACCGTAAACAATGGCTGATTCCATAAAATTAAAATTAGCACTATCCATATCTACCCTACCTTGATGAGTACATTACTCTGTTATAACTATTATGTATATAAAAATTACATGCCGGGTCAGGGGGGTTGTCCACTACCTGCTTGGCATCTGTATAAGAGGAGTATACACCATAATCCCAAACTTGTCTAGCATCATTATTAACACCAACAACTCTGAATTTATTGGTGGGTGCTGCTCTTTGTCCTAGAGAATCAAGTAGCCGGGGTGAATTCTGCTTGCGTTCCTTGTAAGCCATACTTCTGCTCCAATTGTAAAACTAAATTTGAATACGTTTTTTTGTCAGACGCAGCAGGGAACCATTTGGTTTCCAAGCGCATCAAATGTCTCCAAATTATTCTACAGGGATTGGAAGGCCGTGTCAACACTAACCAGTAAAGATCGGGTCTTTTACAGTCAGGAAGGTAATAAGATAGTCCACCTAAAGTGTATGGGATGGTAGCGTTCTTGTCGTTCTTCTTAAGTGAGGATAGTAAAGCGCAAAGGATATCATAATATCCATGCTTCTCTATAGCATTCTTTAACATACTCATCTCTCGACCGATGAAAGTGGAAACCGCATACTCCTGTCCAGTTACATCTTTATATAACTTCTCATATTCGGAGAATGCAGTCCTACAAGTTAGTTGTTTTTGTGTCTTGGTTCCCATAATAATTTAATAACTTATCTTTAACTTGCGCTCGTACCTTGTGGGGTGAGATACCCCCTAGTTTAAAGTAAATTTCCTTATTATTATACTTATTTAACTTAGCTTCGATGTATTTTTGTTCGATGGGGGTTAAATTTATCTGTTTTAGTTCTTCTACAAAAGCTACTATCCCAAAACCGGGGTCTTCTACGGCTGCTAACTCCTCAAGGCTCTGATTTCCTCCATCGTCTGAAATCTGAACGAAAATCGGCTGTCTTTTCAAACGTGCTTGCGCTTTTGTGATAAGAGTTCGTATGGTATTCACCATACTGGTATGTAAATAAGTATGGAAGGAAGCATTTCGATCAGGATTATACTTTTTTGCTGCCTTACATATAACTAAACGTAACTCTTGGGCTACATCTTCTCGTTCCATACCTACAATTGAAGATTGGGAAGCCATTTTTTGTACTTTAGGTTCCCACTGCATTATTAAATCGTCGTTTATCTCCACTATCTACCCGCTTTCTATTTTTATAACAGTCTATTGTGCAAAAAGTTCGCTTCTTTCCTATTAATGCTCGGTGCTTGATTACAGCTTTACGTCTGTAGAAAACAACTCCGCACCACTCACATCTTATTTTAGCATAGTAGTGCTGGAAATAGCAAGAACCTTTATGAAGTGGCACAACTTTTCCACGAGATGGAGGGTTTATCATTATTTTACGACAAACTCTGCACCGTCTCCTGCGGACTTTAGGGGGCCTGTCCTCCGGATTGGGACGAACAGCAGCGGTAGGCATACCCCGTCTATCCAGAATCTGCCAAACGTTCTCCCTGCTGGTACCAACCCTCTTAGCTATATAACCTAAAGTCCACTCAGGGTGTTTCTCCCTAGCTCGTATAACGTGCTTTACACGACGCATTCCTAAAAGTCATCTATAGATGCTTGGGCCTTTTCATAGGCTTTTACCCACCCACTGACCTGTTCTTTCCATAAGGCAATAAGATAAGCTTCATCTACATCTCCGGGTTCATCTATGCGTTTTATGTACGTAGATGCGGCTACAACCCTTGTCCATTGAGCGTCTGTAAATGGTACTGTTACGTCAGGCATTAGTTTTTCTCCTTTAATTCTTTAACCTCTACTGATAATTCTTGAACTGCTTTCATAAGTATAGGAATAAATTCTTGGTATCTTGTTCCGTAATACGTTTCTTCTTCCCCATGAATGCCCCCAAAATCCATTATGGAATCTATTCCGTGCTTCTTTAGTGTTTCAATTACTTCTTGAGCTATTATACCATAATGAGTTTGATCGGGTTTGTCACCGTTTCGTTTATCTATCCATTTATAAGACACAGGATTTAAATCATTAATGAAATCTAACCCCAGAGCCGTAGGTTTAATGGCTTCTTTCAATCGGATATCTGAGGTTGCTATATTACCAGAGGCTGTATAAATATCATCCCATCTTCTAGTAGAACTACCTAAATCATCAACATTATCCGTTTTAGGAAACACAGACCCAGCGTAAAGATACGAATTAATAATTGCTGCTCCAGCTACACCAAACTCAGCCCCAGTTGCTACCGGACTAACATCTGAGCTTGATTGGGTAGTGTGGGCAGTATTATTACCGAAGCCTACTCTGTACGTATTATCATCCGAATACCCAACAAATCCGGACGAGATCGAATAGAAACCAGTATTGGGGTCGGTTATAAAAGAATAGGCTGGGCCAGTACTGGTACCATCACCAGCCTTTATATAATACGAAGCCACCTGTGTCATGGGGGCGTATGACCACGTTCCAAAACTGTCTTTGTAACCTATGTAATGAAAGGACTCATTTATCGTGCCATCCGCAATAGTATTTGATCCATATATATACTTACGGTATGTACCTCCACTATCTTGAGCTATATCAAAAACCCACTGCTCAGTACCGTGAGTAGTTGGGTTGTCCATTTTTAACAGAAGTCTTTCACCATATGTCAAATCGTTAGCTGCATTGGGGACGAGGGTTGTTCCGCCGGTGCCAAACTTTATGTCAGTAAAGTATGCCGTTAGGAATCTCTTAGATGTAGTACCTAGTGACACCTTATTGTTAGCTGTTGGTAGTATTCGAGCTAGTTTACCAGCGTCTGTTGCGCCTATCCACAAATCGTGGGCATAAGCTCCATCATAGCCGCTCCCGCTAGCCGCTGTCTGGGTAGTACTTACTATATAATTGTTAGACGGTGTGCCCTGACAGTAAAATTCTAGAGTTGAATTCGTCCCGTCCGCTAGTTTAAACCTAGCGTTAGCCAAGCCAGAGCTATCATCCGCAATAGTTAGTCCATCTTTATCTAAAATAATACTCCCGCCACCCGCATACATTTTCCCGTCTGATGCCGATATGTAAAACTCAGTATCGTCGATATCGAGATCGTCACTTTTACTTGTGCCTATAATACCGTACTGGTCTATTAATAGACCGCCCTCAGTTCCACCACCCACCATAGTAGTCCACTGGTTAGTGCCTGATCTACCCAAACCCGCTGCGGTTACCAGTTTACCAGCAGTTCCGCCAGTTCCAGTTAGAGTAATGGTTGAAGCGTCTAAAGCTGTAGATGAAAGTTTAGTAGCACTGATTTCATTAGCTCCGATTTTATCTGCTACTACTGCGCCAACTCCAAGAGCCTCTGTTATTACTGCCCCTGCGTAAATTTTATCCGAGGTTATGGCATCGGCTGCAATGTTACCTGCTATTATTGTGCCGGTCTTTATGGTCTCCCCTGTAATCGCCCCTTCTTTAATAGATGCAGCTGTAACTATATGCGCTTGTGTACCAACCGGTAAAATTGATGCGCCTACATCACCAGAGCCGCCAACTTCTATAAGGGCTACTAGAATTTTATTGTCACCAATCGCAGAAGCAGACGCAGTTGTTAGTGTAATACCGCCACTAGTTGTGGTAACGTAAGCCCAGTAGGTGGTATCAGCGGAAAGACCAGTCTGACTACCAGCACTTACCACTAAAGTGTCACCATCACTGTAAGCTAACGTAGCTGCTGCCCAAGCTACTGCGTTGTAAGCCGATGTAGTCCACATAGGTGTTGCTGACCCAGCGGTGGTGGACATTGAAAACGGTTGCGCTCCCCTTGCAAATTTAGACGAACCTATTGCTCCATCTGGTATGTCAGATATATCAACAGCTCTCTGTGCCTCAGCGGAAAGTATTACGTTAGACGAATCAAAGTGCCACATAGCACTTCCTGTATCTACAGCACTGGCTCGAAGTTGAGCTACATGTATTAAATCTGTGTTTCTAGGTAAATTAGCAAGAGAAGCCAGCTTAAATGATGTAATAGATTCACTCTTTAGGAAGTATAGTGTATACCATTGATCGTGAGCTAGGTACGCTCCCCCCAACGCTGTAGTTGAGTTACTGGCAGATATGCCATATTCTTTCGCACCCACAGTTAGGGTTCCAGCAGCCCAATGTACTTGTCGGTATGCATTAGGGGCACTCGCTAAGGTAAGCATGGGGGTGGTATCCCCGGCTGTTACGGAAAAATAAACTGGTTTTCGGCTATCTGCAACAACTGCGGTCGAGCCAGCGTCGCCAACTGACACATTCTGGTTAGTTTCATTTAATGCTGCAAAATTATCTGTGAGTAAACTTATATGTGTAGTTTGAATGCCCATTCCTTCGGAATAATCTAGGCCAGTAACCAAGCCCTCAGCAGTTAAATTAGCCGGTGAGTTTGTTAAATAAGTCAAATATCCGGGTCTTATAGGTATATATACAACAAAGGTATCAGTACCAGTCCATGGTAAGTTAGTCCCAGCCGTTGCATTCCCCGCCTCGTTATTTAATACCACAGTTACGGTAGGACTAGAGGCATGCGATACAATAGCAGATATATATCCATAGTTTCCAGTTTCAGCTCCTGACTTAAGTTGTCGAACCACCATACCTTTTCTTGCACCGTACTTATATATATCTACCGGCAATGTAAGAACATTTGTACTGGTGTTTATACTGCTGGGATCAACAGTTAGACGGGCAAAGGGGAAATCAATGATACTTAAATCTGCTCTCGTCGGAGGAGACGTAGTTTGGGCCGATCTAAACATCTCATGAATTGCTAGTCTGACTTCTGTGGTGTCTTCAGTATAATCGAAAGTACTGGGTACGGTACGCAATAACTCTACATCAACGTCAGACGTAGCCGTAACTTTAAACCTGTTCGCCCCGGTAGATACGGGGTCTCCCCCCGCAGCAGCACCATGAGCATCTATTCTTATGAAATCGCTAGTCTTACCAGAACCGGCAGTCGGTTTTAAGATAAGTGCATGCATATCTTCGGAGTTGTATGGGTCATCTAATGTAAATACTATAGTGGAAGTATCACCTGTAACCTTATCAATGTGTAGTAATTGACCTATTTTCTGTGGACTATATGAACCTGTACCGTAGGCTCTCGTATCTATAGAAATTGATGGGGAAAGTTCCAGAGATATCGTCGGGCCTAATAAGGTTTCAAAGGCAAAATTTCCACTGTCATCACCCGCAACACCATCAACTTCAGCCCTGTAACAGGTCTTAGTATTTATGTCACCATTTTGCTCTTTGTATGTTAGAGCTATAGCCGATGTGACATCAGTGTATTGCTTAGAAACTGAGAATGAACTAAGAGTATTAACAGTTGTAGTATAGCTATTTGTGCTATCCCCGTCAGATTCCTGAGTACCATATGTCATTTTATAAAAAGTCAGAGGAGTCGGCCCCGAGGAACTAGAATCAGGGATTGTCTCACGCTGAAAATAATTTAACGTCGGTACAGCTGATGTATAATTAGTGGTTTTTAGTGAAGATTTAAATCCATTATCTACGAACAATGAGTACCCGTTTTCAGGGCTGGGGGTATCCCCCCCTTGAGCGACAGTGTGGGGGTCAAGCTTGGCTATAGTATTTATGGCGGAAAGTCCCGTACCCCTCCCCTTAGAATAATTCCATTCCTTAGAAGTGGCGTGTGTGGCTACAGAAGCGTTGAACTTTTGAGTGTCCCCATCCCCAGCCGAACCCACGCTAATGGTAGACAAGTTTATATTCACATCAGCAGCGTTTCGGTAAGTTAATTTTTCAACTACCTTACTAATAGTTTTGGATCGTCTGTCTACCCCGGTAAACTGACCTTTATCTCCTTCTATACGGTTATCCGCTAATTCTTTTAGCGCATCAAAGGCTGTTATACGAATAACAGACCCGTATTGTTGGTCAAACTCTATATCTTTCCTGTATATTCTT